TGCCGAACAGGTACCGGTGCAGCTTCGGCCCGTAGTCGCCGGTCGGGCGCAGGCCGCGGGCCTTCTGGATGGCGGTGACGGCGCGCCGCGGGTAGCCCTGGATGCCCTTCGGCATCGGCACGCCGTCATAGAACCCGAGATCGTTCAGGCGGTGCGCCAGGCGCCAGGCGGCCGTGTTGTGCACCGTCGGGTCGAGCGCGGCCGCGAGCACGTTCTCGAGCAGTGGCGGGACGCCGTCCCAGTCCTGCCCGCGCTCGGAGATGTCGAGGATCCCGAACGGCGTCCACGTCGACCAGCCGACGCACTTCGCGCCCCAGCGGGGCAGGTCGCGCGGGCAGACGTCGATGCGGCCCTGACGCACGTAGTCGTTGCCCAGGGCCCACTGGTTCGTCGTCTTCCCGATCGCCAGCACGACGTGGCCGTTGGCTCCGATCTCGTAGTAGACCTGCGCGCCCCGGGGAGCCTCGCGCGGGTCGTTCGTCTCGAACCGCCACTCCTCGGGGATCGCGTAGAACGCCTCGATCGCCGAGTCGACGCCGGGGAGCCTCGCCGCCCACGCCGGGGTGTCCAGGCAGGACCGGACGAACTGCTGGCAGCGGGCGTCCCAGCGGCCACCGGGCTTCGGTCCGTCGAGCTTGTCGATGCGCGCCCGGCCCCAGGCGATTGCCTGATCGACGGTGCGCTCGAGCTCCTTCGTGGTCATGCGTCCTCCTCGTCCGTGTCGACGGTGGCGATCACCTGGCAGGGGTAGAGCACCTGCGGGGTGTCGTCCGGGTTGCAGCCCTCGATCGAGAGGTCTGCCGAGTCGGGGATCACTCGTCGCCCGGCTCGTCGACGTAGGAGCCCGACGGCTCCGGCGCGTCGATGCCGGCCAGGTCGTCGTCGACGACCTCGTCAGGCTGTGCGGTCACGTCGTGCTCCCTTCTCGCGGGTGACCAGCGCCGCCCACGCGGCGCTGTCGGGTCCGATGCGCAGACCGCCCAAGTCGGGCCGATCCCACGCGTACCAGTGGACGAAGCGGCCGCCGGCGGCGTCCATGGCGCCGGCGGCCAGCGCGGCGGCCTGGGCCTCGGGAATGCCTGGACCGAGCAGGCCGAACGTCGTCTCCGTGATCCACAGGCGCCTCGTCGGTGGCCGCTGGGCGGCGAGCGTCGAGACGACGTCCTGCAGCATCGCCGCCCACCGCTGCACGCCCTGGCCGACCTCGGGGTAGATGTGCGTGGTGAACGCGTCGATCGGCCAGCCCTTGCGCTCGAGCGCGTCCAGCCACCGCCGGGCCCGCGTCATGCCGCCGCTCGAGGCGCGGGGGAGCACGGAGGCGGCGAGCGTCATCGCGGCCGAGTCGTGCCGTCGGACGACGGAGTAGGCCCGCTGCGTCATCGTCGCGAGGGCGTTGACGGAGGCGTTGTCGTACGGGTGCAGGAAGTCGACGAGCTGCGGCTCGTTGCCGATCTCGTAGGCGTCGATGCGGCCCCGGTAGCGGCGGACGAGCGTCTTCATGAACTGCTCGAACGCGTCGACGCTCCATGGCGTGCTGTTCGACCCTGGCCCGAGCCACGGCGCGGCGTGCGGGGCGTTCGGGTCGCGGGCCAGCCATCGGGGCGTGCCGGCGACGACGTACGTGACGTGCCGGTCGCCGCAGCGCTCGACGAGCTCGTCGAGGCGGGACCAGTCGTACTGTCCGGGCCCGTGGTGGATCTCGCACCACGCGACGCCGATATCCCATAGGCGGATATGGGTGGCCTCGGTGGGCCACTCCACGTCCACCCGGCTCGGGTTGAGGCCGATCATGTCGCGGCGTCCCCGTCGGTGTCGTGGCTGCGCTCCGCGTGGTCGAGCGTGAGGTTCGCTCGAGACAGCGCGGCCGCGACGGTGGGGACGGCCGCGAACTGCGCCGTGACGGCGGTGACGACCCAGGCGGGCGCCTCGACGCCCTGCAGGATCGCGACGACGGCCGCAGTCTCGGCGGCGGTGACGATCGCGACGACGAGCAGCCAGCCACGGATGCGGCTGGGGATCGGGTTCCGGGCGGTGGACATGACCTACTCCTCGTGGTTGGGGTGATCGGTGGAGCGCGTGCGCGCGCTGTGCCGGGTGTCCGGCTTCGGGGGGATGTCCGCCGAGCTGAGCCCGGAGTGGTGGACGAGGATCTCGAGCACGGCGACGATCCACTCGGTGAGCCGGTTGTTGTCGCTCAGGGACTCGCCGCTGTTCGACCCGGGCTGGATCGTCTCGGTGCGTGCGTGGAGTTCGTTCTTCAGCTCGTCGATCTTGGCGACGACGATGCGGGCGATGTACGACTCGGCCTCGACGTCGGCCTTGCGACGAATCCGCAGCCATAGGCGTCGCCCGCCGAGCTGCCGCCAGAACACGGCGATCAATGCGCTCGTCGTGGCGACGATGAGGCCCACCCGGACGTAGTCGTCGCCGTCGAAACCGTTGCCAGCCGTGTCGAAGAACGAGGCGAGAATGCGCTGCATTAGGACTGCGCGATCTTGAAGACGTCGTAGTCAGCGGAGATGACATACCCACTGTCAGTGAAGAACCCGAGCCCGTCATAGATGTTCGCCGGCGTGTTCGCGCTGTTGATCTGCACGGCCGCGCCGCTCTGGTTGATGGCTACAACCGAGCCGACCGCTGCGGCGGGATTCGTGATTTCCATGACGATCAGCGACGGGACCGACGGGTTGAGGCGGCCGAGGAAGATGCCGGCGTAAGTCGTCGCCCCGTTGATGTTGCTGCCGACGTAGACGATGTTGCAACTGCCGGTGTCGTTCACACCGGACAGGCGGCCCTGGGCGCGGAAGTAGTCGGCAGTCGCCGCAGTGACGTTGGACAGCACGACGCGCCAAAGGCCCGTGCTCGTGTCGAACACGTCGTCGATGCTCGGCGCCGCCCCCGAAAGCGACCCGTGTGCGACATGTTCGACCGCTCCGCTGCCGCCGCCGCTGGGCAGCCCTGCGGCGGTCACTGTCCCGTCGGACGCGATGCGGAACGTCTCCGTGAACACCCCGGCCGCGTCGCACTGCTCCACCACGAGAGCCGTCGGCACGATCCCCTCGGACACGTCGTCGTCGACCTGTAGGTAGGCGACGGACGCGATCGAATAGCCCGTGCCGTCGTGGCCTTCCCGCCACCACAGGTACCGCAGGATGTCGCCGAGCTCGACCGCGGTCGGGGCGTCGAGCGTGCCCCGTGCGCGGGTCCCGCCATCCGCAGTCGCGGTCACATCACTGTCGACCGCGAACTCGTCCCACGTGTCCTCGTCGCGCACCGTGTACCGGTGGTGGCCGGCGTCCTCGCTGCCCTCCTCGGGCTCAACCGACAGGGTGCCCCGCGCGGCCGGGTTCACGATCGGCAGGAACTCGCCATCGCCGCCGGTCCCGCCGCCCGACTCCTCGAGGGCGTCCAGGCGTGCCCGGACGGTCGGGTAGCCGCCCTGCGGGTTCAGGCCGAGGGCGTGCTGCGTCGCCATCGCGGCTTCGGCGACGGCGACGTGCTCCTGGTCGTGCTGGACGTCCGGGTCGTCGAGCTTGTCCGTCGGCCCGGGAAGGCCGAGCTCGTCGTAGTTCGCGGGGTAGTCGGATGCCATGGGTCGCCTCCTACAGCTCGGCTCGGACGTAGACGACGCCACCGACGACGGACCCACTGTTCGGGCCACCATCGCCGGGGTAAGTCGACGTGCCTGTCGCTCGGGCGTACGTGACGCTCGAGCCGGTGATCGTCGATGTGTGGCCGGTCGATGAGCCCGCGACTGTCGCGCCGGCCCCTGAGCCGTCGTCTGGCGACATGTGAACCGGAGCGGCCACCAGTACCGTCCCGAGTGACGCTGCGGCACCGTTCTGGTTCGTGGCCCCTGCGGGAACCGTCACGGCGTAGGTGCCCGCTTCCAGCCACAGCGCCTTCACCTCGACGACGCGGCCGCCGGAGCCCTTCTTGCCGTTGTAGCCGGCAGCGCCCCGACCCACGACGAGGGCCCACACGTAGCCCTCCCGGGAGACGGTCAGCGTGCCGTTTCCGGTGAACGCGCAGAGCTTGTGGTTCTTACCGTCGCCGTCCGGGTTTGTCAGCGTCGACTCCGTGCCGCCGCTAACGACGGCTTTTGGGAGCCCACCACCGCCCTTCGTGACGAGCCACTCATCGACGCCCGTGCGAATAGCGTTGGCCGACTCGCCCTTCGACAGCACGACCGAACTACCGTTCGTGAACGTCACGCCGCTACCAGCGGCGATCGTGACCGCGTCGTCGCTCGCGCTGACCACGCACAGGATCGCCCGGGCCGGCCATGCGACCGACGCCTGCGGGGGGATCGTGAACGTCGCTGGGTCGTCGTCTCCGGCGATGACGATGGCAGACACGTCACCCGAGGTGAACACGTAATCGCCGGATGACTGGGCGTTCTGTGTCGGCGTGATGCTCACCTTGCCGTCGATCGCCGGCGCGATCGAATCGGCGAACGCCTTGAGCATCGACGGACCGTCCCGGACGTCGCTGTACTCGGGAACGTCGAACACAAGGCTCGACCCGTCCGGGGTGTAGTCGCCCATGGCTATGCCCTTCCGATCGCGATGAGAGTGGAGGTCTGGTGCAGCAGCCACGCGACGTCGTCGACGGCTGCGTCGTCGTATGAGCCCATGCAGGGGATCCCCGGCACCTCGACGCCGGCCAGCAGAACCGTGACGGTCCCGGTTTCGGTGTCGACCGCGGTGACGACACCGAAGCGCAGCGTCGCGGTCGCCTGGACTGCGGTGGCCGCGGCCGCTCGAGCCGCGGCGTCGAGGAGGAGGTTCGGGTCTCGTCGGTTCACCCCGGCTCGACCTCCTCGAGCGGAGGGACGCCGAGGTACGTGTAGCGCTCGTCGGCGTAGTCGACGCCGGCCTCGGCATAGGTGACCCCGGACTGCAGGACACGGGTGGCGAGGGTCATGGTGCCGTCGCCGAACGGCAGCCGGATCGAGTCGACGATGTGCCGCTCGGCCGTGCCGTTGAGCAGCCGCACGCCGATGACGTCGCCCGGCTCGAGGAGCGGGTTGTGCAGCGTCGTCAGGTCGATCGACTTCGTGCGCCCGGTGTACCGGCCGAGCACTGAGGTCGCGTAGGCGATGGCCTGCTCCTCGGTGGTGATCGTCGCGACGGTCTCCTCGGGGCGCGGCTTGCGGCCGAACGGCCCGTCGTAGTAGGTCGGCGACGTCGGATCGGCGTCGACGAGGAAGACGAGGCCGCCACCGTTCGTCGGGTTCTCCCAGCGGATCGCGACCGCGTTGTACTGCTCCCGCCGGCTGAACCGTGTGGAGTCGTCGACGAGGACGCCGTCCTGCCCGGCGTTCGCGAGCCACACGGCCGCCGTGGAGCGGGTGATCGGCGCGACCCACCAGTCGCCGTTCGCGTCGGTGTAGACCTCGGCGTCGATCGCGGCCGCCAGCGAGTCGATCGCATCCCAGCGGGCACCCGTGAATGCCGTCCCGTCCGGCGGCAGGCTCGCGTCGTCGATCGACGGGTCGACGTGCCAGGTCGGGGGATGCGCCGACGGGTAGGCGGTGTCGACGAGATCCTGGATCGCCTCGAGGTAGGTGAGCTTCGCGCCCTCGAGGTCGTACGGCGCGTAGACGGTCACGAGGTCGAAGTCGGCGACCCGGGTCGCAGGGTCGTACGCGGTCACGTCGATCGAACCGGATGTGCCCGACAGCACGGACTCCTCGACGCGCAGCCGAGCGATCTGCACCCACTCGTCCCCGTCCGGGTACCGCAGGCCCCACTCGATCGTCAGCTCCGCGGACTGCGTCGTGAGCGACTCGACGTAGGAACGCGCAGCAGGGCCGGCGAAGCGGTTGGCGATCGTCGACTCGAGCGTCGACAAGATGAGCCGCGTCACCTGGCGACGGATCTGTCGGGTCCAGTCGATCGACAGCTCGCCGCCGGCCACGCCGAGGTAGCCCTGGAACTCGTAGGCGCCGTCCTCACCCGGCAGCCACAGTCCGGCGCGGCAGGTGACCGAGTGCGACATGCGCAGGTGGGCGTGGAACTTCGGGGTCGCGGTCAGCATCACGCACCGACCATGAGGTCGAGCCAGGTGCGGCCGCTCGCGAGGTACTGACCCTCCGTGAGCCCCTCGTCGAGGTCCGCCTGCCAGGTCGCGAACGCGGGTCCGACGAACGTCGCCGGCGGGGGAGCGACCCGCTGCACCGGGAGGTCCCACTGGCGCTCGTCGTGGTAGCCGCGATCCGTGTACGGCGTCATATCGACGTCGCCGACCGACAGGTACCAGACGTCGTCGAAGCCGTAGGTCGGCCGCCGCGGGCTGAACGCGATGATCGCCCCCGAGTCGAGGAGCTGCGTCATGGCGATGCGGCCGGCATCGTCCAGCGTCGCGAGCGGCAGGGTGCCGGACGGGTACAGGCGCACGTCGCTCACGGCTACCGGGTCCGGGCGCCCCTGGATCTCGACGATGTCCCGACGAGCCTTGCGCGTGAAACTCGGCGCCCGCCGAACGACGACAGGAACCCAGGCGAGCGGGTTCGTCAGCCCGAACAGCACGTCAGCGCCGCGGTCGATGACGCCGTCGACGGTGACGAGCGCCGACTCGCGGGTCTCGATGCCGTCGGTGACGCTCGCGACGTAGGTGAGCGCCTTGTTCTGCGGCATCTCGTAGTCCGCGGCGATCAGCGTGTCCTCCGCGTCCTTCTCGAACGCGCCTCGCACCGCCTGCTTGCCGTCGGCGCTGACCCGATACACCGTGCCCTGGGTCATGCCGGGCGCGTCGACGGTGAGCAGCACCCACCGCCCGGAACCGCCGATCGTGGCCGTCAACGTCACCGTGTCGAGTGCCATGTCAGCGCCGCCGTCCCGCGAGTACGTAGCTCAGCGACTCCGCGTCGCGCTGCTCGATCTGGACGTCGACGATGTCGATGAGCTCGCGGTCGCCGATCTTCACCGTGATGCCCGGCGCGAACGTCAGGGCGCTCGGCGAGGCTGCGTTCACGCTCGGCACGGCCGCTGCGGCCATCGCGTCCGACGCGACCGCAATCCGGTCCAGGGAGCCCTCCATGCCCATCGCCAGGCCCGTCGAGATGTCGCCACCCATCTCGATCGCCCACGGCGGCGGCGAGTGGATGTCCAGGGCGCTCGCGATCGTCGACCGGACCTCCTCGGCGATCTTCCGCGCCGCGGCCAGCAGCTCCGGCTTCTTCGACTCGAGGCCGTCGATGAGGCCCTGGATCGTGTCGATGCCCATGGCGACCGCGTGCCCCGGCAGCGTGCCCAGGGTCTTCTGGATCGCGTTCGCGATCGTCGTCGCCTTCGCCTTGTTCGCCTCGAGGGTCGCGTTCAGCGTCGCCTGGGCCGTCGCCAGGCGCGCGTCCTGCTCGGCCTGCTGGGCGTCCAGGAGCTCGGTCTGCTCGGCGTTCCACGCCTCGAGCACGCCGAGCGCGAGATCCTTCTGCTGGTTCAGCGCATCGACCTGGGCCTGCGCGGCGTCCATCGCCGCCTTGAGGGGCGCGGTGAACGCCTCCTGCGCGGCGATGCCGGCGTCGAACCACTTCGCCGACGCTTCCTTCTGCATGCCGGTGATCTGCTCGGAGAGCTGGGACTGCAGGGCGTTGATCTGCGCGATCTCGTCCGACGACGCGCCGGCCAGCGAGCCGACGAGATCCTTCGTCGCCTCCGGCCCCTGCGCCACGAGATCCTTGAGCAGCGTGGAGTCCAGGCCGCCGGCCAGGAGCGTCGCGACGTCGGTGCGCCACTTCTTGAGCGCCTCGAGCCGCTCCGTCAGCGACGCCTTGAACGACGCGACGGACGCCTGCGACTCGGTGACCATCGAGAATGACCCGACGTTGTCGAGCCGGGTGTAGCGCTCGATCTCCTTCGTCACGTTCGACAGGTCGTTGACGTAGGACCGGACCGTGTCGGCCAGCGAGGACAGGTAGTCGTCCCGGGCCGCCTTGAGCTCGTCGAGCTTGTCGCGCGCAGCCTCGTACGCGGTGGTCGCGGCGTCGAGGGCGGCCTGGGCCGTGTCGATCGCGCCCTTCACGAACCGGCCCTGAGTGGCGCTCGTCGCCTCGTAGTACGAGTCGAACTGGCGGGTGATGACCTTCTGCTGGGCCGCGTACTGGGCGGCCAGCGCGGTCCGGCGCTTCTCGATGTCGGCCTGGGCGGCGGTGACCTGCTTCTCGATCTCGTCGAACGTCGCCTGGGCGACGCGGTCCGCCTCGGCCAGCTTCACCAGCTCGCCGGTCGACTTCTGCAGCTCGGCGATGTACTGCTTGCGCAGGCGGACCGCGGCCTTGCGCGACGACGCCGACTTGTTCAGCTCCTTCGACTCGAGCGGCGCGAACATCTCGCGGATCGCGTCCCGGGTCTTCTCGAACTGGGTGATGACGGTCTCGGCGTCGCCGGAGGTGAACGCCTGCTGCAGCTCGGACTGCACCGTCGGACGGAGCTTCGCGAACGGCCGCCGCAGGTCGTCGTACAGCGTCTTCGACGCGTCCTTCGCAGTCGACACGAGATCCTTGACCTGCTCGAGCCACTTCTTGAGTCGCTCGAGCTCGGGGTCGGTCTTCGTGCCGCCGCCCTTACCGCCTCCGGACGGCAGCGGCGTCGCGATGTGGGGAACAGTCGGCGTCGCGGCCGGCTTCTGGTACTTCGCGGCCCAGCCATCCATCACGGGCCCGATCGGAACCTGCGCGAGGTAGAGCGGCTTGTATGCCGGCTGGTTCCACAGGGAGTTGACTTCGTCGTTGAGCTTGACCATGCGGTCCAGCGCTGCGGCGCCCGCCGTGTCAATCGACACCTGCGCAGCGTTGAGCTTGTCCCGAATGCCGAAGATGGCCGAGTCGGTCAAGTCGCTCAGGCCGAATGTCATCGCCGACTGCGCGTTGAGGACGCCCTCAGCGACCTCGAGCACCGCATGGGCGACGAGGTAGAACGACGTCTGGATTGCCGCCCCGACCTGCTGCGCGACCGCCCACCAGAGCTTGAACTGCCGGACGGTGTCCGCCACTCCAGCCCCGACGGTGTTGATGGCCTGCGGGAGGGTCGTGTTCATGAACGTGACGAAGGCGTCACCCGACGCCTTCGCGGTGCCGAACTGGCCCGAGATCATCGAGAGCACGTTGTTGACGGCGGCCGAGATGTTCGCGAAGTTGATGCGGGGCAGCAGGTCCATGATCCCCTGCAGCACGCCGGCGATCCGCTTGTTCACCGTCTCGAAGGCGACACCGAGGTTCGTGGTGATCGTGTCCTTGATGTTCGAGATGAGCCCGATCGTCGACTTCCGGGCGGCGTCGGCGGTCTTCTGGAACTTCGCGCCGTACTTCTCGAGCGCCGGGAACAGGCGGTCGGCCGTGATGATGCCTTCCTTGACCTTGGCCGAGACCTCCTGGGCGGACAGGCCGATCTCGCGGCCGATGATCTTGTAGACGCCCATCGTGTTGATGCCGGCGTTCGCGAGCTGGCGCATGTCGACGGTGTTCGCCTTGCCGGCGGAGGCGACCTGGCCGAGCGCGAGGGACAGGAAGTAGACCTGCTCCTGGGTGGCGCCGGTCGCGGTGCCGAAGTCGGCCATGAACTCGACGAGCTTGCGGCGGACGCTGGTCACGTTGACGCCGAACGCGAGCATGAGCCGGTCCGCCTGGATGAGCGACTCGGTGGGGACGGTCGCTTCCTTGCCGAGGTTGAGGAGGAACTTCATCTCCTCGGCGCCGGCCTTCGTGGAGCCGAGGAGGCCGGAGAGCTGGATCTTGAGCATCTCGAACGACGCGGCTGTCTCCTCGCCGAAGGCGGCGAGCTTGTAGCCGATGGCTGTGACGCCGACGCCGAGCGCACCGACGGCGGCCACGGTCAGGCCGATCGCGCCGGCGGCGATGCCCGCGGCGACACCCATGCCGGAGAATGCCGACGTGAGGTTCTTCGCGTAACGCGCGCCGGCGGCCAGGCCGTAGAAGTAGTTGCCCGACCGCGCAGCACCGAGACCGACGAACAACTCCTGGGCGCTGGCGCCGAGAGCGGCCGACGTCGGCAGGGCTGCCCGTCGCGCCCGGGCGGCCTCCTGGGCGGCCTTCTTCGCTGCGGCGGCCTCGCGGCGCGCGGCCTGCTCGGCGGCGCGCACCTCGCGGAGCCGGTTCTGCTCGATCACGTTCGTCGTGCGGTTCGACGCGGCGATGCCCTCCTGGGCGGTGCGCTGCGCCGCCTTGACCTGGGCGTCGGCCGCCCGGGACGTGGCGGCGATCTCGCGCTGCAGGTCCGCCATCGTCATCTGCGACAGGCGCGCCTGGGCCGCTGCGGCCTCCTGGGCGGCCCGCTGACGCGCCACGGCCTGCTGGGCGATGCTCTCGATCGTGACGCGGTTCTCGAGCGCCGTCGCGTCCGCGGCGGCCTTCGACGCAGCCGCACGCTGCGCCTGGATGTCCGCGAGCGCGCGCCGCTGGTCGGCGAGCATGCGCTGCAGGTCGTTCGACCCCGACTGGCCGCCGCCGGCGGCGGAGACGGCCGCGGCCTTCGCCTGCTGCTGGACCTGCGCGAGCTGGTTGGCGAGCGGCTTGAGGGATGCGCCCTTGCCGATCTCGGTGATCTGCCGCGCGATGCGCGCCATCTCCTCGTGGAGCTGACGCGCCTCGCGCAGTGCAGCATCGCCGTCGATCCCGACAGCGAGGTACAGGCCACCGACCGCGTCGCTAGCCACGGGCCGGCCGCTTCCGTCGGGACGCCTGCATCCGGCGCGCGAACGCGCCGAAGCTCACGACCTCGTCGTCCGCCGCGTTGTCCCACGGCCGCGGCACGCGGTACGTAGGCCCGGTCATCGCCGGCGCCTTCGGGTCGCGATGGACGTTGCCGTAGGCCCGCAGGAACGAGTGGAGGAGGTCGACGATCTGCGCCAGGAGCTCGGTGGCCTGCGGCCACTCGTCACGCTTGACGACGTAGTGCTCGAGCGCGCGGATCATCTCCTCCTCCTCTCGTTCCAGGAAGGCCGGCGCGGTCGGGATGCGAACCGCTAGGGCTGCGATTCGCTGGTGGTAGGGCCCACGCCGTCGACGCCGGCCTTGGCCGCGCCCTCGTCGACGTTCTTGATGTCGTCGGTGCTGTCGACCCACTCGTCGAAGTCGTCGGGCGCGCCGGCCGCCAGCCACGCGAGGTAGAACGTGTTCTCGATGCTCGACTTGTCGGCGGCACTGCGGCCGTCGCGCTCCGCCTGCATGAAGTGCTTCGGCTTGACCTTGACCGTGGTCGCCTGGCCGTCGGGGTACGTGATCTTGAACTTCATCTCGGGTCTCCTGCCCTGGGTGGTGGTTGGGGTACGGCCCAGCGGGGGCGCCGGATCGACGCCCCCGCTGGTGGATGGCTACGAGCCGACGGCGAGGGCCTCGTCGTCGGAGAGGAGGAACCACTTGTCCTCGTCGCCGTTGTCGAGGACCCCGAACGGGATCGGGTACGTCGTCGCCGCGGTGCGGGACAGCGCGAACTCGACGCTGTCCTCGATCTGCACGCGGGCGAAGACGAACCGGTAGGTGACGTCGCCGTCGATGCCGTCGATGACGAGGACGCGCTCGGCGTTCTCGCCCTTCGCCGGCGGGCTGTACTTGTAGACCCCAGGCGACGGCTCGGTGACCTCACCGCCGCCGAACGCCACCTCGAAGGTGTCGGCGTTCGACTGCATGAGCGCGAACTTCACGCTCACCGGGTCGTCGGTGACGAGCACGCGCAGCTTCGACCCCTGCCACGCGTCGACGTTCGTCGTCTCGCGGTTCAGGGTGAAAGTGCACCCGTCCGTGGTGACGTAGCCGAGGTCGACGTAGTCGACCGGCAGCGCCTCGAGATCCTCCGGGAGGGCCGTGCCCGCCGGGGCCACGTAGACGTGACCGGCTCCGGCGACGCGGACCTCGGTTGCTTCGAGTCCCATCTCAACCTCCTACGGTTCGCGTGCCGTCAGGGCGACGGTCACGACATATCGGTGCCGGGGCGGCGTCCAGGCGGCGTCGTAGAGCTCCTGGATGGCCTCCGCCTGGCAGTCGGAGACGACGACGTCGTCGTGGCCTCCGGCGACGGTGGGGACGAACGCCAGGACCGCCTTGAGCAGGTCGTTGGCGTCGTCGACGGTCTCGGCGTGCAGGTCGAACGTCGCGACGACGTCCCACCACTGGGGCGTGGGCGGTGCACCCGGGGTCGCGAACGCCGGCGGGATGAGCACGAGCGGCGGCGTGGCACCCTCGGGCAGCTTGCGCGCGAACACCGAATCGCCCACGAGCTCGGCGATCCCCGCGTCGGCCGCGGCGAGAGTGCGCAGCGCGCGCGCGGCGTCGGGCATGGTCGGCGTCGTCATCGCCGCCCCCGCGCCTTGAACGTCGCGCCGAGGCGAGCACCGACCATGCCGGCGGACCGCAGGAAGCGCGTCAGCGGGAACGACCGGCCGTGGCCGTACTCGAACCACTTCGACATCGGGTGATCGGCCACGACGAGCGCGACGGGGATGAGCGTCCCCTTGTGGCGCTGCTTGCGGCGGAACGACTCGACCGGCAGCACGCCGATCTCGGCCGCCACGGCGGCCTGGGCCTGCTGGGCGCCGCGACCGGTCAGGGTGAGCGCACTGACGTTCGCCTTCGCGGTGGCCGCGACCTGCTCGGCGACGTTCTGCGCAGCGGCACGCGCGGCCGGCAGCTCGCCGGTCGCGTTCACGACGATGTCCTCGTACTTCGGGTGGGCGCGGTAGCGCGCGGTGATCGCCACTACGACACCGCCCGTCGCACGTTGAACGCGACGTACTCGACGACCCGGGTGCGCGGGTTGTGCTGCGCCCGGGGCACCGTCGCCAGGTCGTACGCGAGCCCGTCGAGCTCGATGCCGACGAGGTGGTCGAGGACGACGCCGGGCGCCAGGTAGACGCGCAGCTCGTCGGTGGCGATGCGGACGCCGTCGTCGATCGATGCGCGCGCCTGGGTCGCGTAGCACGTCGCGTTGACGGTGCTCGCGGTGACGGTGGGCTGCCCGTCGCCGTCGACGCCGGCGGGGGTCGCGTAGCGCAGTGTCACGGCGCGCGTCAGGAGGTCGGTCACAGCCACGACGGCCCCACTTCGGCCAGGCCGCAGCCGCGAGCAGGGCGCTCGCCGAGCGTGCTCACGCTATAGGACTTCGACGCGCCGGCGCTGTTCGCCGTCACGAGGTCGTCGTGCAGGGCGGCGAGGTTGATCGACGGGCCGCCGCCCGGAACCGCGTACTCGACGCGGTAGTCGTCGATCTGCTCGGCCTTGACCGAGGAGGTGGGGTCGGCGCTCGAGCCGGCGACGAACATCGTCGCGACGTACTGGGCGGCCACGACCCGGACGTGCATGGACACCGTCGTCGGATCGGTGTCGGCGGCGAAGCCGAGATCCTCGGCGACGAGCCCGGTGACGATCTCGATGAGCTTCGCACCCCGGCCGTCGGCCTCCGTGCCGATGTCGACGCCCGTGACGTTCAGCACGAACGGCTGGTCGACGAGCGGATCCACGGAAGACCTCCGGTCAGGGGTTCGGGGTGGGACTGCGACCGGGGAGCGCGCGGAGCGCGACCTCGCACCCCCCGGTCGTCAGGGGCGGCTTCTAGGAGCCGGGGGTGAGCACCGCGAACGGGAAGCGCTCGTCGGCGGCCGCGAGGCGCGACACGGGGTTCGCGAGGGCGTAGCCGACGCGGAAGACGACGCGCATGGCGGCCGAGTCCTGCTGCATCAGGTTCAGCAGGATCTTGCCGTCGTCGTCCGAGATGACGCCCTCGGTGAACAGCTTGAACGTGATGTCCTGGCGGATCCCGATGACGGCCTTCGTGAAGTCGCCGCCGACGAGGATCGCCTCCGAGGAGTCCCAGGAGCCGTTGTCGACCGCGGAGTACGGCATGCCGTACAGCGAGGAGGGACGGCCCTGCGAGATGTCACCGCTGCCGTAGATCGGCAGGCCCTCCGTGGTCCGGACCTTCGTGAATCGCCACTGCAGGCCCGGCTGCCCCGCGAAGGCGCGCAGGTTGTAGCCCTGCATGGCGAGCAGCTCGCCCATCTCCGCGATGTCGACGCCGACGTCCTCGCCGGTCCCCTCGGCGATGTCGTTCCCCTGCGCGAGTGCGCCCGGGATGATCGCCTCCGAGGTCCAGCTCGCCGGCTTCGACGTGCCGAAGAATGCGGCTGCGTCGATCGCGGCGCCGATCGCCTCGACGAGCAGCGGCTTGACCTCGTCCCACAGCGGATAGCCGGCGTCGGAGAGCACGGCCTCGGGAATCGGCGCGATGGCCGCGAGCTCCTCGGCGACCATGGTCACGCCCTCCCACGCAGCCTTCGTGGTCGACTTGAGACCGGTGTCGCCGTTGACCCAGTAGGCCGCGGGCAGCGTGCTGAGGACGGGCTGGCTGGACTTCTTGGTGCTCATGCGCACCTGGCGGCAGAGCGACAGCGCGGCCGACTTGGTCGGCAGCTCCTTGATGATCTCCTTGACCTGCGTCTCGGGGATCAGGGCTTCGGCCTGGGAACGGCCGGTGACTTCGAGCGCCATGAGGTGTGGCCCTTTCGCGATGGGCGCGCATCAACGGGCGCACCACGGTTACGGGTGTGGCCTCGTCGACGGCATCGCGCCTGTCGCGGGGGAGGGAGGTGGCCCGGTGGGCATCGCGCCGCCCCGTGCTCCTCAACCTCGCTCGGGACGCTAGGTCAGAGACATCTCACGTTGTTGAACATCGGAGCGCCCCGACCATCTGGCCGGGGCGCTCCGCGTCGTGCTCGGACGGGGCTAGCGGTTGTTGTACGCCTCCCGGATGAAGTCGGCGCCGCCGGTCGCGGCCCCGCCGTCCCGGACGCCCTGGCCGATCGTCACCGACTTGCCCGGCTGCTTCACGAGGTACGGCTTCTCGGTCGCGATGCGGTCGAGCTCGGCCTTGATCTGCGCCTCCGTCGACTCCGCCGTGATGTTGACCAGCGACGCCACGACCTCGGGATCGACGAACCGCTCGGCCGCCTGCGCCTGGACCGCCAGGCGCTTGAGCTTCGGCTCGTACTCGTTGCGGACCTCCTGCTTGGCCGCGTCGACGGCCGCGCGGATCGTGTCCTCGCTGGCGCGCTCCGCCTCGCTCAGCGCGTCACGTCGCCGCTGCTCCTCGGCGTCCTTGTACTGCTTGAGCTCGCGCTCGGCGGTCTCACGGGCGGTCCGTTCCGCCTCGAGGGCGCGCTTGCCGGCGTCGCCGAGGGCGTCCGCGCCACCTTCCGCGCCGGAGCCCTGCCCCTGGCCCTGCGTATCGGTCTGCCCGTTCGTGCCCTCGGCGCCACCCTGGCCGCCGCCCTCGGTGACGGCGCCGTCCGCCGACCCGCCCTCGCCCTGCCCTACGCTCATCGTGCGCTCCTCAATCTCGGGTAAGAACCGGAAGCAGCCCGTTGCCGACTTCCGCCTGCGTCGCGCTGGTCATGACCGCCCAGTCGCGATAGGTGTTGGAGGGGATCGTCTTCACGAGCCCCGCGATGCGGACCTGCTCGTCCTGTAGGAACGCGGTCCACTCGTCCTGCAGCCACACCGACTCGCGCCGGAAGCGGTCCGCCTCGAGCTGCTGCCGGCCGCGATACCGCAGGTCCCGGAAGTACGGGCCCGGGATGTTCGCCTCCGCGTTGGCCCGGTACTTCGCCAGCCGGACCTGATAGTCCGGATCGGTGAGGTAGACCGGCTCGAATGAGCACCGGCACTGCGGGTGGCGCAGCGCCGGGTGGTGCTTGAACACGAGGGCCCCGGCGACGCGCTGGCAGCGGTCGCACGCGGTCGGGTGTGCGACACGGCGGAGGGCGGCGATCGTCCGGTTCGGGCCGAGCACCTCGCGGTCGACGAAGTCGCCCGTCGATGTGACGGTCGACTCGGCGTACTCCTGCACGAGCACGGCGCCGGCAGTTATGGCCTCGGCATCCGTGGCCTTCCGCTCGAGGTGGAGCGCAACCTGGCGCATGCTCGCGTAGACCGCGCCACGCGGGTTGATCCCGTCGACGAGCACGTCGATCGCGGTCGGCGCGAGCACGCGCGCAGCCACGACCGGTGCGGCCTGGCCCTCGGCCGCCGCGAAGTCGGCGAGGTACCCGACGCGGGTCGCCGCCGCCGCCAACATCGCGCCGAGGATCAGCGCCTCGTACTGCTCCGCGAAGTCGTCGACCTGCTCCGGTGTCGCCGATCGGGCGTACTCGCGCAGCATCGCCGCCGCGATCTCACCGCACCGCTCGGCGATCACCTCGAGGGCGTACTGCTGCTGCAGGCTCAACGCCCGCCCGACGTCGCTGGGCACTACGCCGCCGTGTCCTGCGCCGCCGGCTGGGCTGGCGCGGCGGCGGCCTGCTCCGCCTGCCGCTGCTGGCCGGTCTGGATGACGAGGTTGCGGAACGCCTGCGACATCGCCATCTTGCGCCACTCGCGGATCTGCTGCGGCGTCGCGCCGGCCTCCGCCCACAGCGCCTCCTCGGGGACGCCGACCGACTTGAGCTTCGTGAGGTAGTCGCCGACCGCAGCGTCCGAACGGACCCGCGGGTCCTTCCAGATGACCTCCATGTCCATGAACTGCCCGGGCTCCGCACCCTGCATCTGCAGCGCGATCCGCATGGCGTCCTCGAACGACTCACCGAACGTGCGCTGCCGCTTCCCGACCTTCGAGACGAGGCTCGACTCCATCGCGGACAGCGCCTCCGCCGACGGCGGTACCGCCAGGTTGGCCGACAAGCTGAACAGGGGCGTGCCGGTCGTCGCGGCGATCTCCTCGACGAAGCCGCGGATCGACGAGTGATAGCCGTCCAGGCGGGACTCCATGAACTGCCCGAACTTCGCCTCGATGTTCTCGTCGACCATGACCGAGTCCGGGCCGGAACGCCACGGGCGCTTCGGCGTCCCGTCGGGGTTCTTGTCCACCTCGACACCGGTCGCCCAACGCTGCGGGAAGGCCACAGTCTCACCGGCGACCATGAGATTCAGGAGCGTCTGGTTGATGCGCGCCTGCGGGCGCAGTCCGGCCGCCATCTCGGTCGTCCACCGCTTGCGAAGGTCGAGCGAGTTGGGCACAGGCACGATCGGCACGACGCCATGGGGGTTGTCGACGATGTCGACCGCGAGCTGGTTCGGGTACGAGAGCGAGTCGATCGACCGCGCCGTGAACCGCGCGATGTAGTCGGGCAGATAGAGCTCGACGAACAGCTCGTCCGATTCCTCGTCGGGGAACACCTTGAGGGCCGCCGCGACCTTCCGCCGCGACCCGGGCTCGAGGATGTGAGTCACCTGCGATCCGTGCTCCGGCGCGAGCGCGGGCACTCCGGACTCATCGGGCCACACCGACAGGTACGCGATGCCGCCGGACATCGCGCCCGCGGTCAGGGCCGGCTGGTCGGAGTCGAGGTAAGAGCGCTGCCACAGCTTCCACGCCGCGTCGTTCTCCGCGTCCGACCCGACGCGCAGTCCCGTGACGACGAGCCGGTCAGCGGGAGCGTCGACGACCTTCGCGACGTAGTTGGAGCGGCTCATCTGCTGGAAGTACCGGAACAGCGCCTGGTCCGAGACGTTCGCCGTCGGCAGGTCATGGTCGCCGTCGTACTGACGGTCGTTCCAGTTGACGACCCTCGCCTGCTGGCGCAGCTTGTCAGCGAGTCGAGCAACCCACCGCTGCGGCGACGCGTCTTCGTTGGCGGCCATGGCGTCCTCCTAGTTGAACGAGTACGAGAGTCCGGAGCCGCGCTTGAGTGCGCCGGCCGCGATGGCGTCGTTGCGGGCCTGGAACGCCAGGACGGCGGCCATGGCGAGGTCGATCTTGAGCGGGGAGCCGCGGCGCTCCTTCGAGATGACCCACAGGGGCACGTCGTCGTCGCCGCGGAAGTTGGTCACCTGCTTGACCGCGTTGCCGATGTGCTCGGTGAAGTCGGCGTCGCCGTCATGGCATAGGAGGCCGGCCTTGATCGCCTGCGCGAACGACGCGCACGCCAGGCCGGTCTTCTTGTACTCCGTGGTGTCCCAGGTGATGACCTTCTTGTTGCCGAAAAGGCCGCGCCAGCGGTCCATTTCCGTCGTCCAGTAGTACGGGTCGCCGTACATCCGGAACACCTTGTAGCGGCTGAACAGCTCACGGACGACCTGGTCGACCTCCTTGACCGGAACCTCCCAGTCGTCGTCCTCGGCCCCGCCGGAGATCGCGTCCGCGCCCTTCTCCGGCCGCTTCCAGATGCCCGCCTTCCACAGGTAGCCCGTCTCAAGGTGGCAGGCGATGATCCCCGTCGTGTCGAACGTCCGCGCGCCGTCGAAGCCAATCGCGATCTTCTCCCGCGGCGGCAGGATCCCCACGACGCGCGACTCGCTGCCGTCGACGTCGACGCCGAGACGGCCGACGAGCTCGGCCCACTTCACCGAGTCGAACGCCTTGCCGGCGCCCGACCACTTCTGGTTGCACCAGACGCGGCGGTAGTACGGCTGGTCCGTCTTCGGCTCGAACCAGTGCGCCACCAGACCGTCGATGTCGCCCGACCACGAGATGCCCGGTCCCGACGCCTCGACGAGGGCTTCCCGGACCTGCTCCGGGGTGTCCATCGGCATCTCGGGCGGCGCGTAGCGGTACATGTAGAACAGGCGCGGATCCGCGATCTCGCCCTTGTGGATCTCCTCCGCGTAGGCGTGCGTGTTCGATGCCACCGACTGCTCCGTCGGGTCGAACATCGTCGTGTGCTCGAGCGTCCAGGCGTCCGCCATCTGCCGCTTGAACGTGTTCTGCAGCATCGTCGTGTGCGCCTTCATGAGACGCGGCGTCGTCATCCGGTGCGTCTCGTCGAAGTCCTGGAACGTCGTCCGGGCGCCGTCACGAGCGTTCGGGGCACCCGTCAACGGCTCCGCCTTGCCCGCTGGCCGACCCTGCGCGTTGAACACGATGATGCGTTCCATCTGCACGTCCATGCAGTCCGCGACGTTGTTCCTCCCCTCGAGGAGGATCGTGCGGAGGACGTTCCAGCCCAGCTCGTCGGTCTGCTCGAGGGTGTACGCGACCATCGCCACGTACGGGTCGCGCACGCCGATGCCGACCGGCTCGCCGTAGGCGTCGAAACCGTCGCAGCGCACCGGGGCGTCCGGGTGCAGCTCGCAGGCCGCGATGATCGCGCCCTTCTCGGTCTTCCCGAGGCCCTTTCGCATGTTGATGCCACAGCGGTTGAACCGTCGGCGGCCGGCGCCGCGCGATCCCTGCGGGTGGACCTCGTACATGCGGAAGATCTGGTACTTGAACTCCTCCTCGATCTTGTAGGGCTCGCCGCGCTTGTCGCCCGGGCCGTAGACGAGGTTGTCCTCGATCCACTGACAAACTTGTCCGCCAAGCGACGGCCAGGGCGGATTGTCAAGAGCTGGCACTTCGAGCAGCGCCATCGCTAGCTCACCACCAGACGAAGCCGCGGATCCTCTGGTCGCTCACGCGGGGGGGCCGCCTCGCCCGGACCCCGGGGGTCCGCGTCGGCGTCTCGGTCCTGGTTGCGTGCGTCGTTGCGGTCCTGCGACCAGTCGATCTGCCACTGCAGCGAACGACGCGGCATCGGCGTCATCCCGTAGTCCTTCTCGATCATGCGCAGCTCGGCCGAGAGCTTCACCATGCGATCGACGAGGCCCTCGTCCGTTGCCCGCTCGAGGGAGTCCTTGAGGATCGCGTACCGCAAGATGATGTGGAACTCGCTGTCGGTGTCGACCTGCGTCGCCATCGGCGACGACCAGAACGAGGCCCACCAGTCCCGCGTCGACTGACGCCACCGCCGGCGACCGCCCGGACTCGGGGGCAGGTCCGGGATGATCGGCTCGGTCGGCCGCTTGAGCACGGCGTTCGTCGACGTCTTGTTCCGTCGAGCACGCGCTGCGGGATCCTTCGGTGCGGGGCCTGGCACGTCAGCCCGCCCGTCGCTCAGCGCGCGCCGCCCGCGCAGCCGCGGTCTTCGCCTTGTGATGCGGCGTGCACAGCAGGCGAAGATTGTCGAGCTCCCACGACCCGCCGTCGGCCACCTCGACGATGTGATCGACCTCGTCACCCTTGCGACGACACCCCGGCCATCGGCACCTGCCCTTGTCGCGGTGACGGACCTGGCCCACACGCTTCGGCCAGTCCGCCGGCCGCTCGAGGTTGCGACGCGACGTGTTCGACCACGGCTTCCGCTTGTGCCGATCGCAGCGCTGACCCAGGGGCACCAGCTCGGGGCACCCCGCCGCTGGGCAGACCGTCAGGCGCGGCACCGACCCCTCCTGAGCACTCGTGACCATTTCTGTCCAGGAGGGTTACACAAATACATCTCCCCTCGGTGGGGGTGAGCGGCGGCGGGGGCCGGGCGAAAGCCTCGGAACCCGTACACAGCGCGCGGAGCCTCGCGCCGACGGGCTCGCGTGGCCCAGGGGGAGCTCCTGCCCCCCGGTGGCGGGGCCCTGACGGCCATGGTGGGTCGTCGGTTGACTGGTCGAGCTGCGGCGCGCCGGGCGCGCGTCGAGCTGCTGTGCGTGGCTGTGCGGGCGTCGAGCTGGTGGCCGTGGTAATGGCGCACGGCCCAATAGGCGAGCGATGCCGGTGCGAGCTGCACGCTGGGGCGCCTAGGTAATGGCGTGTTCGCCTTGCTATTACTGTCTAGGTGATGGACACTTATGGGGCGCGCACGACGGCGCGCCACTAGGCAAGGGGAATGGCGATGATCACTCGACGCACGACACTCAGCGCCCGCCGGCTCGCGGCTGAGGGCAGCGACGCCTACCGCGAGACGTGGACCGGACTGGATGCGGTGCACACGTCATGGGACGGCACTCGCTCGGTCGGCACCATCACGCACTTCACGCCTAACGGCATGTACCCCTGCGTCACGTTCCCCGATGGGACATGGGCGCGGCTAGACCACGACGTAGAGATCGTCGCCGCGCGCTAGTGCGCTTGCCCTCGTGCGATCCGGGGGCGCGGCACGACGGCACCACTAGGGGCGCCGCATCACAGAAAGAGTCATGACGATGACCGAGACCAACGACCGTCACAACGGGTGGACGAACCGCGAAACGTGGGCGTTCATGCTCTACGTAGACAACGACGAAGGGCTCTACAGCAGTGCGCGCGAGTGCGTCCATACGGCCGCCGCTGGCGCCGAGTGGGGGCCCGACATGCCGGACGACGACGAGATGCGCACGGCATTCGTGCACACGACGGCGGCCGACGCACTCAGGAACTGGGCTGAGTCACTGTTCACGCGGTCGGGATACGCCGACGAGTACGGCGACGAATGGCCGTCCGCCCTGGCTGACGCGGCCGCCGATATTGGCTCGCTATGGCGGGTCAACTGGTACGAGTGCATTGACGCGATGCGCGGCGATGGTGGGGGCGCACTGTGAGCGCCGAAGTGCGGAACACGGGCGTTCGGATCCCGTGCGAGGGATGCGGGGCTGAGACTTTCGCTCCCCAAGGATGTCGGGAAATGTCGTACCGGTGCCGCGCGTGCGGGGGCGCCGGAGTGCACGAACAGACTTCGTGCGGGACGTGCGGCGCTGACTGGTGCGACGGGTGCGACCCAACGCCGTCGGCGCGGTGCCTATTCGAGATCGACCACGGCGACGGGCCTACTGAGTGCCCCGACGGGTGCGGCGCCGTCCGCACGGTCAGCGATGGTGATGCGTTCCCGGCGCATCCGGACCGGCGGTCGATTCGTCGTGGCCGGTTCCAGTGGTGCGCCGGGGGCGACATGTCCGGCGCGCTAGTAGCTGTCGAGCCGACTGGAGGCGCTCGACGTGCTGGACCCGACCACCAGTAGGGCCCTAGCCGTCACGGTTAGCCACGGTCGCCGCGCGCGCCCGTGGCTTTCCGCGGTCACTAGGGACCGATTACAGGAAGGGCCATAACGATGACGCTGGACACGCACCATTCCGATATCTCGTTCGCGTTGAATGGTTGGCGCACGACCGTTCCAGTCGTGGCGTGGACCTACGACGCAGACACGCACTGCAACGATTGCGCCGCACTGCGATTCGGCGCGATGAACCTTGATCGGATCATCTCCGACGGTAGTACGGACTGGGCGGCCGAGTACGGCGCCGAGATGGTCGAGCACATGGCCGACAACGACGGCAATTCGCCGCACGTCGTCACGGCCGACGACGTGCCAGGATTCTTGGTCGCGTCGGGCGCCCCTGTCGTGGCGTGCGGCTCGTGCCGTCGGTTGATCGGCGAGATCACCGACGCATGGCGCGAGCACTGCGAATCGGCCGACCGATTCACGGTCGGCGCTGACGCTCACCCGATAGACGACACTGACGATGACGCCATGCGGGCGCTTGCGTTCGATCGGTTCTGTGTGATCTACGCCCGCGACGACGTCGACGCGCGGGGCGCGCACTTCCTCGCATGGGAGGAAGCCGCAACCGAGATCGGCGCGCAGTGGCGGGCGGCCGATCTCGCGGCCGAGCGGGCCACCTACGCGGCTGACCTGCTCGAGCTCGCGGCCGCCTAGTCATCACGGTCAGCCACGGTCGCCGCGCGCGCCCGTGGCTTTCCGTGGTCGCTAGGCGACTGGCGCGCAGCTCGCGCGTTGCACATTGACAACCGCATACCGTCGGCAACGGGCGTACCGTCGTCGAGCACGACCGCCTAGGGGCGCCCGGGGGAGCTGGGCGCGCGGCGTGCGAACCGTTGACGCGAGGCGATGCGCCGTCGGTCGTCGGGCGCCCGTGGGGCGCCGGCGCCGGTGGGGCGTCGACCGGGGGCAGCCGAACACTCGTTCGATCGAACAGGCGTCCATCGAACAGGCGTTCGATCGCCCACGGCGGTGCTCGACGCCGATGGTCCAACCATGGCGGGCAGCGGTGGCGGTGGATGCGGTGGAGCCCTAAACGAGCTAAACGGTAAACCCCGTAAACCCTAAACGGCGGCGACGATAAACCCGTTGCGCCGCAACGCTTCACGTGTGACGAGGCCCGAGCGCGATCCGTCGACCGGCTCGGGCCTCGTCGTTCCACTCAGCCGACAGACGGCTCCGAGGAGTCGTCTTCTAGGGCGCCGGCTGCGTGGAGTCGGTTGTAGATCACCTGACGGGCCAGGCCCGTGTACTCGGCGATCCGGGTGACAGGCACACCGTTGGCGTGCGCCTCGATGATGGCCTTGTCGCGGCGCGCGGTGGCCTGCTCGACGGCGGCAGTGGCGGCACGCAGCAGTCGCTCGTCGCGTGCGCTGACGACCGTTGGCGTGCGTGCCACCCCTGCCTCCTGCCCTTCGACGGGCACGCTACCGGTGGCGACGCATACTTGTCTAGCGGTTGGACACTATCCGAGGTGGCGACGGTCCAGCCATCCGACGAGGCGGATCGGCCAGGCGAGCAGCAGGTCGACGAGCAGGGCGGCCACGGCGATCATCGGATCGTCACCGCCGGAGTATCCCAGCGCTCGGGGACGCCGACGCAGTGCGCGATACGGGGACCGCTGGACGGTGTTCGATCGTTGCCGAGCAGGCTCGGCGTGCGGTCGTCGTGGTCGACGAGCGACGGCCAGGTGTACCGCACGGGAATGCCTTGCTGGCGCCAGTACGCACCGATCAGCAGGTCGTATGACCGGGGGCGGGGGGTATCCCCTCCCCCCTCTCGCCGGGCCCACGCCAGGAAGCCGGCGACGTCGCGGGTCGGCATGGCGACAGCGACACCCCACAGCAGGTCTCGATGCTCGAGCCACGCGGCGCGGCGCATCGTCGCCAGGTCGATCGCCTCGCGGACGAGCGTCTGCCGTGGCCGGCCGGCGCCGACGTAGAACGACACCGCTGTCTGCGGGGCGTGGGCGAGCGCGAGTCGGGCCTGCTGCTGGAAGTCATGAATCGGCTCGGCGTCGTCCTGCAGCACGACACACCACGAGCAGCCGAGATCGTCAGCGACGGACGCCGCGAGGGCCCATGCGCGCAGACCGTTGACGATCTCGCCTTCGCCTGCGATGTCCATGGAGATGAACCCGGGGAGCTCGTCGTGCTCGCCGTTCGCGAGGCGGTCGGCGAGATCAAACGCCAGGTCGCGCCGCTGCGGGTGGGCCATGATCGCGCACGCGATCGACGTCTCCGCGCTCACTGGTCGTCCCCCTCCTGGGCGTCGCGCAGGTCATCGAGGGTCCACGCCTCGACCATCTGCAGCATGCCGAGCGCCTCGACACTGGTGAGATCCTCGGAGATCCGTGAGGCCCACACCGGCCGGCCGTCCTCGTTGAGCGCCTTGACGATGACGACCGCAGACAGTGGCGTCCATCCCTCGGGAAGGTCGGCCATCTCGAGGCCGTAGACGTTGGGGGCGCTCATCGGGGCGCCAGCCGCACGACATGCGCGCCGTACGCGATCTCGTGCCGATCGAGCCGGCCGGTCGCCTCGAAGTCGGCGAACGTCCAGTGCGAGACGTGCGCCTCCGTCGGCGGCAGGTCGGGGCCGGTGTCAAAGTGCTCGACGGGCGTCGCGATCACGACCCACCCGCGGCAGCGGTCGAGGAAGTCCAGGGCGGCTTCCTTCTCGATGTGCTCGATGACGTCGCCCATCATCACGAGGTCGTAAGCGCCGATCAGGTGTGCCTCCACGACCTCTGCGGGCTGGTTAGCCACGGCGTTGTAGATGCCGTCGAGCCGGTGCTCGACGATGTACGGCTCCCACGCCTCGACGGCATCTATGCGGACCGGCGTCGGGTCGAGGTACTCGCGCAGCAGCACGCCGTACTTGCCGTAGCCGGGGCCGACGTCGAGCACGGTGCGCGGGGTCGGGGCGATAGTGCCGGCGTACGTGATCGCGCGCTCGGCGACGAGCAGGACCGATGTGGGCATGGTCAGCCTTCCGTGAGCTCGAGCATGCGCTGCTCGAGGAGGTCGATGGATCGGGTCGGGTCGAGCTGGTCGGAGCGCAGGAGCGCCTGACGAGAGCGAGCGGCATAGATCGCGGGATCGTCGAGCGTCGCGATCTCCTGCACCCAGCCGTCGACGTCGTCACGGTCGACGAACGTGCCGGAGCCACGCAGCGACTCGAGGAGTCCGGGCGTCGGGTGCGCGATCGTGGGGATGCCGGACGCGGCTGCTTCGATGCCGACGCGTCCCCACGACTCGTACGAGCTGGGGCACAGCAGGATCCGGGTGCGGTTGTACGCCGAGCGGATATCGGGTCCATGCTCGATGATCGTGACGTTGGACGGGATGACCCTGGGGATGATCTGCGGGCCGTAGCCGCCGACGACGCCGATGAACCTCTCGCGGGGCATGAGCGCGGCGAGCTTCCAGAACAGGTCGGCGCCTTTCGCCTCGGACAGGTTGACGAGGGTGATCGCCTCAGCGCCGTCGCGGGGCACGCGGTACCGCTCGGCGTGCACGGGCGGCGGGACGACGATGGTGCGTCCACGCCAGCGCAGGCCGCGCTCGATCCATCGGCTGTTCGCGACGATGAGCTGCGCGTCGACGGGTCGCACACGGTGGAACCGGAGCTGGCGGTCGTTGTGCACGAGGTGGACGATCGGTCGCGTCCGGGCGACGGCGTCGATCACCTCGCGGGTGCGGTCCAGGTGCGTGATGACGATGTCGCTGCCGGCGACGAGGCCGCGGCGCTCCGTCTTCGTGTCAAGCACGTTGCTCCGGCGGGGGATGATCGGCACGCCCTCGAAGGTCTCGACGCTGGACGTGTCGCAGGCGACGGCGACGTGGTGGCCGCGGGCCTGCAGCGCGACGAGGATCTCGTGGAGCATCATCTCGGCGCCGGCGCAGTGGTCGGGCGCGTACAGGTGGACCCAGGCGAAGACCTTCATGCGATCTTCCAGTGCAGCGAGCCGTCGCGCTCGGTGACGGCGTACACCTCGATCTCGCGGTAGGGACTTCGTCGGATCGCCCACCATCGGCCTTCCACCGTGCCAGGGCAGAACACCTCCCACTCGCCGGCGTCGTCGGACTTGCCGTGGGCGTCTTCGATCCTGACGTGGATCCGTCGTCCTGCGACGACGCGGGGCTGTGCGGGCATGTGCGGGCCTCCTAGAACGGCGGGATGTCGTTGGTCGGGTCGGGGGCGTACGTGGCGTGGTGGTGCTGTGAGGCCCACGAGCGGGGCACGGGCGCGCTGCAACGGTGGTCGCAGAGCACGGGGTGGGTGCCGGGCGTGTCGGCGGGATGGCCGGCGACGCGCCACCGGTCGCGGTGCTCGATCTCGAAGCCGAGGGCGACGACCCACAGCTCGTAGGTGCGTCGGCCGTCGAGGATCGCGAGCGCCTCGCCACGCCGGGACAGCTCGGTCAGGTCCAGCCAGACGGTCCAGGCGAGCACGTGGCTGTCGAAGCCGGCGAGCGTCGGCATGCCGCAGCTTGGATGGCGCCGGACTCGGGCGCGGCGCGTGACTCCCTGGTGGTCCATTACCCCCTTGTCGACGAGGATCCGGCGCAGCCACGGGCTCATCGCGGCGGGGCTCACAGGAGCCCTCCGAGACCGATTGGGACGCATGGGACGCGTTTGAACCCGCGCCGGAAAGTTCCTCTACGCACGCCCGCGCGATACGTCGTGAGTGGGGGAAATACGTCCCATGCGTCCCTCTCGGAGGGGCAGGGACACGTTTTCGACCCATTCCTTAGGGGGGAGGGACGCATGGGACGCGTTTCCCGATAAGGGACACGTACTCGAAAAATGCGTCCCTGGGCCTCGAAAACGCGTCCCTCGGGGACCAAACGCGTCCCTCTCACAGCAGGAACTCCTGCACCGGATCGGCCTCGGACGGCTCGGAGCCGTCTGCCTCGAGGTCGTTGAGCCGGATGCCGACGTAGAACCGGGTGCTGCCGGACTTCGTCGTCTCGACGTCGAACCGCTTGCGCAGCGCCGTCCCGAACGCCTTCGCCGACGCCGGCGCGTCACCCATCTCGCGGCAGTACGCCTCGTAGCGGGCGCGGACGTCGCCGACGCGGACCTTCACCATGGGGGCGCCACCGACGATGATCTCCTCGGCGAAGAACCGGCCGATCGAGTCCGTGGAGCGCTCGTAGTCGTGGGTCGCGGCGACGACGGCCGGCGGCTCGGTCAACCCGTCGCGGCCGTACGCGACGGCACCGTCCACGATCCACGACAGGACGGCGGGCCCGTGCTCGCTGGCGAGCTGGCCGCCCAGGCCCTCGATGCGCTCGGCGACGGGCATCTCGTGGTCGAACGGGATCTCCCGCAGGCGCCGCCACACGCTCGTCCCGCCGGACGGCACATCGATGCGGGCGTTCGTGGCGAGGAAGATCGTGTGCGTCGGCGTCCAGTCGACGTAGTTCCGGTAGAGCATCCGGCCGGTGAGCCGGTCGCCGCCGGTGAGCTCTTTCACGAGCGCCTCGTTGAACCGCTCGCCGGCGTTCGTCTCGATGGCGACGGCGACCCGCTTGCCGATGAGCTTCGCCTTGTCGGGGGTCTGCTCACCGCCGACGACGAGGAACCGGGCCGGCATGGTGACGCCGTAGTCCCCGATGACGCCGAGGAGCGCCTCGAGGAGCACGCTCTTGCCGTTCGCGCCTTGGCCGTGGAAGACGGGCAGGATGTGCTCGCGGACCTCGCCGACGCACGCGTAGCCGAGGAGCCGCTGCATCCAGTCGATGAGCTCGGTGTCGCCTTGGAAGGTGACGTCGAGGAACGCGAGCCACGCGGACCGGTCGGCGTCCCAGTCGGGCGCGCAGGTCGTGGCCTTCGTGTGCAGGTGCGACGGCAGGGGTGCGGTGAGCTGGCCGGTGCGCAGGTCGACGGTGCCGCTCGGGGTGGACAGCTCCCACGGTCGGGCGTCGAGGTCGTCGAAGACGACGCGGACGGCGGGCGTGGTCTGCGCGATCCGCAGGCACGCGGCGATCCCGGCGGCGGAGAGGGCGGACTTCTTGGCCTGTCGGTCCGCCTTGGAGACCTCGGGGAGGGTGAGGGCGGACTCGATGGCGTACTGGTAGACGATGCCGCCGTCGGGGGCCTGCTCGCGCCACAGCGCCCCGTCCCAGGCGAGCCACCGTTCGGCGCTGACGTTGAACCGGATGAGGTGGCCGTACTCGTTGAGCAGGCGCACGGCGTTCGCGTGCTGCGTCGCAGGCACAGCCTCTTTCACCCCGGTCGTGGTCTGCTCGGGGTCGCCGACGGACGGCGGGAACTGCTCGGGGACCGTGTCGGGCGCCGCGGTGCCGTCGACCTGGCCGACGGGCGTCTCAGGTGCGATGGGGGCGGCCGGCGGGTCGTCGATCGACGTGGCGACCGGCGCTGTAGGGGTGGCGCCGCGGGGCGTGGGTGCGGGGTCGTCGTCGCGGAAGCCGATGAGCTCGGAGAAGTCGTCGACGCGGCCACGCTCGCCGTACCCCTGCTCGTAGAGCGCCTTCGCGGCGGCGCTCATGTCGCCGCCGTGCTCGTAGTGGGCGTAGACGAACAGCTTCGTCAGGGGCCGCTCGGTGTCGAAGTCGGTGCTCGAGGAGAACACGTACAGGCAGTCGGCGTCGCCGCGGGTGCCGGTGGTGGCGGAAATCCCGCGGCCGTCCTTCCCGGGCCGGCGCCACGCCCAGCCGGCGCCGATGTGGCCGAGGCGCTTCCAGCCGTGCGGCTCGAGGATGTCCCGCCAGTCGGCGCGCGCGTTGAAGTCGTCCCCGGGGCGGACGCCGTCGATGTCGCCGGCGGGGGTGGGTGCGCGCTCGGTGTCCCGTGTGCCGATGACGGGGGAGGCGTCCAGCATGGATGCGAGGGCGTGGAGCTGGTCGCGCTCGGCCTCGGTGATCGTGGCGATCGTGTCGGGCCCGCCGGCGACGATCGTCCAGGCGTTGCCGGTGTCGTGGGTGCGGCCGCCGGACGGCGCGACGACGACGAACCCGCCCTCACCCCGGGTCTCGAGGAGCACCTTGATCCGCGCATGCGGGTTCTCGGCGAGCTCGGCGGCCGTGGACGGCCTGGACGCGAGGCGGGTGTTGCGCCGCGGCGTCCCATCGGCGAGCCGGTACAGGACGTGGATGCCGCCGGACGGCGTCGTCTCGGTGTAGCCGGCCATGACGCGGTCGATGAGGTCGCCAGCGTCGTTGTCGCGGCAGAGCTGCAGGAACGCGTCCCAGGTGCCTTCGGTGATGGCGCGGCCTTCGGCTTCGAGCATCTCGAGGTTGGAGATGGCGCCGGTGAGGACGCCGACGCCGTCGGTGGTTCGCTTGCCGATGTCGAACCAGCCGCCGACGACGCTGTTCGCGGGCCGGGCGTCCTGGTACTGCTTCCAGCTCGACAGGCCGGGGGCCTTGGACCCGTCGGTCTTAACGGGGACAACGGCGATGCCGTTGAGGGCGAACTTGATGGCGGCGGTGAGCAGGGCGACCCGATCGACGGTCATGTGTGCGTTGTCTCCTTCGTGGTGTGCTGGGCCTGCCCGGGTCGTGAGTGGTGGCGCTAGTCGACGAGGTCGATGGCGGCGACCACGGCATGCGCGGGGATCGCCACGACGAGCGGCTTCGCCGTGGGCACACTGCTGTGCTCATCGGCCACGACTCGCAGCACAGTGACCTCCATGACGCAGCCGATGCGGAGCTCGGGCGCGACGTACTCGAATGGCTCCTCGACGTCGTACGAGAGGCCGCCGACGAGTCGGATGCGCGTGCGCGCGATCAGCGGTCGGTTGAACTGGGCGGCTGCCTTCTCGGCCGCGTCCTCGGTCTTCGCTCGTCCGTTCATGGCGATGCCCTTCTGGTTCGTGGTTGGGGGTGGGCGCGCGGCGGGGCGCAGGTCGACCTCGCCCACATGTGGTCGGGGTCGTGGGCCGCCTTCGGGTAAGGATTGGAAAGGAACCCCGTTGACGCCCCGCCGCGCTCGTGGCCGACCCTCTTGCCAGAGGTCGGCCGGTCGTGGGCGCTACGTGAGGTGCAGCGCGGCGACGATGTTCGCGTCGAGCCCGGTGACCTGGACGATCGTGGCGTCGTCGACGCCGACGGCGATCATCTTCTTGGCCTTCTCGGCCGGGTTCTCCGCGGCGGGCGCCGGGTTGCGCATGGCGGCGATGAAGCCCGCGTCGAGGCCGGTGACGCCGGCGATTGTGGCGTCGTCGACGCCGGCGGCGATGAGCTTCTTCGCCTGATCCGCCGGGGTCTCCGCTGCCGCAGCCGGTGCTGCGGGCGTGGCCGCGGGGGTCGTCGGCAGGGTCTCCTGCACGGCGGCCGGCTCGCTCGCGCCGAGGTAGTCACCGGACGCCTGGACGCTGGGCGGCGTGTAGGTGGCGGTGTACTGCTTCGGCGGGTTGAACCCGCGCTGCTCCTGCGGGCCGTCGCTGATGTACGTGACGGTGACGGTGCCGCCGACCTCGAGGCCGTTGGCCTTCGCGTTGCGGACGGCCTGTCCGAGCGCTGCGGTCATCGACTTCGACTCGGGCTTCTTGGAGCCCTTCACGTAGAGCTTGCGCAGCCCCTCGTCGTCGTCGATCTCCGGGTCGCGCTCGGCGGTCTGCAGCGTGACGACGAGCATCTTCTGCGGCGTCCCGTCGTCGAAGGTCTTCACGTTGCCCTGCAGGTCGCGCTGCTCGGCGACGGCGGGGGGCTCGGTGATGACACCGGTGACGGTGGTCCCGATGGTGGGGAACTTCGCGGACGGGACGGCGGATCCGAACAGGAAGTCGTCGGCCTCGTTGTTTCCGGACATTGCATTCTCCTAGTTGTGGTTGGGGTTCGGTGCTGCATCCACCTGGCGGTCGCCGGGGGTGGTCTAGGGGGTGGTGCTCTCCGTGGCGGCGGAGTCCGAGGCAAGGCCGTGACCGCTCGTACCGCACGACGGGTGGAGGCGGTCGTCGCCCGGCCAGGGACGCTCCGTTGTCGCGGGCTGGTCGCACCACTCGCAGGTCTGCGCAGGCCCTCCGCCACGGATGGCGGAGACGATCTCGTCGGGTGCGATCTCGGCGTAGCGGCTGGCCGCCTGCGCTTGCTGGTAGCGGCGCACGCACGCTTCCCGTTCCTCGGCGAGGCGCTTGGACATGCCAGGGAGATCGGTGAGCGGCATGATCGGAACGAGTCCGCACCCTGGTTCGTGCTGGCCGTAGTAGCCGCTCGGCCCGGTTCCGCAGGTGTGCTCGCCGGTGTCCTCAACGATCCAGTCGCCGTATACCGAGATGTTGGCGAATGCGTCCTTGGGCTCCGTCAGGGCGGCGGCACGATCCGCTGCAGCCTTGTTTGCGGCCTGCTGGATGCGTTGCATCTGCGACGGGTTGTGCTCGTCGTCTTGCCACCCTTCAGTGTGGTGCGCCATGCGACCGGCATAGGCGACCGCCGACAGAACGGCATCGACGCCTTCATCGCCTGTCGCGTCGAACGCGTAGTAGTACGCCTCGAAGCGTTGACCGTTGTCGCTCATGCCGCCTTCGTTCCGATCAGGTCGTCGAACGCGTCAGCGCGGACCGCGTCCGTGCCCGGGGCGCCCGGGCAGGCGACGGCCGGGTTCGTCGACCCGGCCTTGAACCACGGGCAGTTTTGACAGTAGGCCTGCACGACGGGTAGCGCCGGCAGCACGAACTCGGGGCCGAGGGCGTCCAGGCTGGTCTGGATGCGCTGCAGCCGCTCGAGCCCGCCGTCGCCGTCGGGGCCGCGCAGGGCGATCTGCTCGTCGTAGGGCTCGTGCCAGATGTAGCGGTCGGAGAACTCGCCGTCGCGGGTGAGGAAGATGATGGCGACGTGCTGGACGTCGAATCCGGCGTTGACCCAGCCGCGCCCGTACAGGTGGCCTTGGGTCTGGTACTGGGGGCCGGGGCCGTGGGGCTTGTAGTTCTTGCGGATCTGGTTGCGGGACGTGAACTTCCAGTCGAAGACGATGCCGTGGTGGGCGTCGAACAGGTCGGTGGAGCCGGTGATGAGGGACAGGCCGCCGGCGGCGAGGATCTGGCCGACGGTGACGCGTTCCTCGATGTGCCAGCGGGTCGTGGTCGCGCCGGCATTGCGCCACCTGGCGACTTCGGCGGCGGCCATGATGGTCGCGACTTGCTCGTGGACGGCGGTGCCGACGTAGGGCTTCCATGCGACGCCGCGGGCGTTGACTTCGGCGCAGCCGGCGAGCTTGTAGCCGAGGCGGCGGGAGCAGGGGTGTCCAATCTCGGAGGGCCCGATCATCTTCTGCAGGCTGCGGGGCTGGGTGAGGATGGAGTCCCGGACGGTGTCGAGGATCTCGGTGACGATGAGGTCCGGGTTGCTGGACTTGGCGGTGCAGCCGATGTGCATGCAGTGGCCGCCGTCGGTGATGGCGGGGTCCATGGGGTCGTCGCACCCGGCGCAGCGTGGCTTCGTCTCGGTGGTCACTGGGTTGCTCCGATGAGGTCGGCGACGGCGGCGATGGCCTCGTCGCGGCAGATGGCGTGGTGCCACACGGGCATGTCGCCTTCGAGGGTGCATATCTGCGCGAGCTCGCGCTGGCCGGCGAGCACGCCGAGGGCGAGCTGCAGGGCGGTGTTCGCGGGGCTGGGTCCGACGGTGTGATGCACCTCGAACCGGTTGGCGGCCATGACGTAGGTGAGGCCGCCGCGTGCGGGGTGCTCCTCGTGGACGACGTAGTCCCCGGGCCGGACGACGGCGTCGTTCACGATGAGCGTGCCGGCGTTGCTGGATGCGCGGACTCCCAAGGTGCGGCACCAGATGTCGATGTCGTAGGCCGATAGGAAGGTGCCGTCCCACTGCTTCGCCTGGACCCGGCGGGCGACCCCGTACTCCGGTACCGTCACCGCCGAACCCCCCGATGCTTCTCGAGGGCCAGCTCGATCGCGAGGACGCGCTCAACTGATTCGCGCGCAGTCGCTTCGGCTTCGTGACGTGTGTCGATGTCGTCGAGGAGCGCGTCGTCGGTCTTCTTGTGGCGACCGATCCCCGCTTCGTACTGCGCGAACAGGTGGTCGAGGAACCGGGAGCGGTAAGTCGGAACAGCTATCGCTGCACAGTCCTGGCACCAGTCGAGACGGAGCGCAGTGCGCGGCATTGGCGCCGCCTCGCCCGACAAGGTGGTGACGTCGGCGGGCAGTGTCACGTCGGCGAGCGGCGCGAGCTCGGCCCGCATCCAGCCTTCCGGGGTCCTGCCGCTTCCGCACGCCTCGGTGCGCCCGCAGCGGTCGCAGGTGTAGGTGACGAGGGTCTCGCTGCTCATGACCCGATCACCGCCCCGAGGACGCGGGCGGCCTCGTCGACCTGGTCCCATTGACCCCGCGCGCCGCCGTTCCGGTCGGGATGGGCGACCGCCTTCGCGCGGCGGATCGCGCTCGCGACGCTGATGCCGTTGAGGTTGGACACGCCGAGTACGGAGGTGATGACTCCGATCGCCTGCTCAGTGGTCAGCGCTGCCGGCGCGGAGTCGATGGCCCGATACCCGGCGTACTGCTCACCCTTGGAGGCGATGCCGTACCGGTCGACCATGCGCAGCGCCTCGAGGCCGCGGGAGATCGCGTAGAGGTTGTGCTGCCAGTGCGTCAGGTTGTCGACCATGCGCGTCGCACCGTTGATGTACTTCGTCCGGCCGTTGCGGCAGAACTTGTCGGTGGCGTACATGAGCGGGCCGTGGATCGACTCGAAGGCCAGGCGCACCGCCGGCGATGCGGCGGTGGCGTCGGCCCGCAGCCGGCCGTCGACGCGGAGCTGGTTCTCGCGGACGTCGACCTCGATGACGACGTGGTAGGCGCCTAGGAAGTCGAGCTCGCGCTCGAGGTGCTCGGCGACCTTCGACCACGTCTGCTCGAACTGTGACGGGGTGTGCTCGCCGAGGAACGGGGTGCGGTCGGAGATTGGGCGGACCGTGTACTCGAGGCTCATCGGTGCACCTCGCAGCGGTGCGAGGGCTCGGGATCGTCGTGGCCGTGGTGCCCGACGGGTAGGGCGCACTTCTCCCAGCACTCGTCGGTGGCGCGGCAGATCCGCTCGCACCGCTTCTCGCCCTCGGGCGCGATTGCCACGGGCGCCCACGCGATGCGGCGACGGATCGTGTTCACGAGCGGCCGGTCATCCACGACAGCCGGCCCGCCATCGGCGTCCAGCACCCACACGTCGATCTCGATGACGTTGGGCTCGATGCGGACCGCATTGACGTGCTTCGGTGTGAGCCCGAGGGCCGCGAGCAGGTCGACGACGACCTGTCCGGGCACCTCGGTCTCGTCGTACGCCTCGAGGGGCGCGGCGGAGATCCAGTCTGAGGCGCTCATACGTCGATCACCGCCGCGATGGCAGTGGAGTTGATCGTCGCCTGCACCGGATCGCCGGGCGATGCCTGGGCGCGATAGTCGCCGACTCGGGTCTGACGTATGACCGTCGTTGTGACCGCGGGTCCTCGGCTCTGGTCGAGGACGCTCTTGCGGCTCTCCGTGGAGACGAGGCGGTCGCCGGACGTCAGAATGATCGCGCACTTCCCCTGCCGACTCATCGGCTCGCCGCCCGTCGTTGCGCCCGGCGAGCCACCCGGGCGGCCTTCGCCTTCCGCCGACGGCGCTGGACTTCGGCGTAGGGGACGGTGCCCTGGTAGTAGTTGTTGCCTACCTTGCGGGACAGGGCGACCGCCATCTGCGCGCTCTCGCGCTGCTTGCCTGTCATCGGGGTCAGTCCGACGAGGCGGACGACGCCGCTCGTGTCGCCGTTCACGCGATCACGACCGTCGACTTGTTCGGCTTGCAGCACAGCCGGTACAGCGCCGGCGCGAGGACGTCCTTCGCCTTCGCCTTGTCGACGTAGGTGCGCTCCGGCACTTCGATGGTGTGCGCCGGCTCGGTGACGGTGACCCGGGGGAGCACGTCGGCGGGCAGGTTCGCGGCCGCGGCCTCGTCGTTCCAGACGAGGTTCCCGGGCTTCATCTTCACCAGCGGCGTGCCGTCGGCGTCGACGCCGGTCTCGCCGTCGGTGAGCACCTTCGCGAGGATCTCCTTGGCGTGAGCGTCCTCGGCGTCGATGCGTGCACGGGTGGCCGCGTTCTCGCGGAGGGTGCGTGCGGCGTCGAGGAAGTCGTCCTCGAGCAGCACGCCGTCGAGCGGTGTGTCGGTCATGGGTTGCGCTCCTAGATGTGGTTGGGGTTCAGTCGTTCTGGTCGAGACCGAGCGCTCCGACGAGGTCCCGGATCTCGTTGATCTCGTCGCGGCGCGCCTGGATGTGGATGAGCGCGTCACGCAGCGACGTCGCCAGGGGGAACGGGATGGCGAGGTCGCGCCAGCCGTGCGGCCACCACCACGCCCACCACGAGCCCGGGGTGAGGAGGCCGAAGCCGCGACGCTGGGTGACGAGGAACGCGTTGCGCCAGCCGCCGTGCTCGCGCTCGCGCATCGTCTCCGCGACCCACTTGTCGATCTGCCCGGCGGAGGCGCTCTGCGCGTGCTGGCCGGTCTTCACTTCGATCATCGTGAACCGGTCGAGGGCGACGTCGCCGCGGTCCCGGTTGCCGGTGAGGGTGAGGCGGTCGGCGTCCGGGAATCCGTTGGCGCGCGCGTACTTCACGATCGCGGTCTCGCCGCGCGTGCCGATGTCTTTCGGGCGGTTCACCATCACGCGCCGTCCGTCGACTCGCCGAGCGGGAACTGCCAGACGTCGCAGACGTTCTCGTACTGCGTCGTCGGCACGAGGACGCCCTTGCCTGCGGACACGAGGACGGTGGACGTCTCGGTGTGCCACGACAGGCACTCGCCCTTGCTGGGCGGTGTGCCGAACGCCAGGCTCCACAGCCACGTACCCAGGGCGACGCCGCCGATGATGACGGCGCCGACAATCGCCATGACTGCCAGCACGCCCGCGAAGACCACGGCCAGCGCGCCGAACAGGCTGTTCGCGAAGGCACTGGTGTCGAACCAGTTCTCGAACCGTCTCGACACGGTGGTGATGCGGCCGGCGAGACGTGCGCGTCGCGTCATCACGCACCGTCCGGCAGGGGAGTGCCAACGGGTGCGACGTGGACCTCGCCGCCGGCGAACGGCCCATCGACGACCGTGCCGATCGGGCCGCTCCACCGCCCGTCGTGCATGCTGGGACCACCGTTGGGTCGCATCACGACGTGGCCGCGTGCGGCACTCGCCTCGCCGTCGACGCGCACATTGCTCCACGGCGAGTCGTCCTCGAACGGCTCCATGACGGCGGCGAGCTGCGCCCGCAGGTTCGCGTTCTCCGCCCGCAGCGCCAGCACTTCCAGCTCGAGCCGGTTCGCCCGGGTCACATCCGTCGTCGTCACGATCGCTCTCCGTTCCGCTTCATGTGGCGGCGCTCCACGGCGGACGTGCCGCCGAGCACCGCGTACTGGTCATTCGTCGCGAACGCCCAGTCCAGGCAGGCGTCGATGACGGGGCACCGCTGACAGATGGCCTTCGCCAGGGCTGCGTCCCCCCGGTCCTGGGGGAAGAACATTTCGAGGTCGTGGTCGGTGCACGCGGCCTGCTCGCGCCACGAGTCGTCGGGTCGGGGCGTGCGACGTGAGCGGGTCGCGTTCGTGCGTGCCCACCTGCGAACCGTGTTCTCGTCGCACTGGTGGCGTTCCGCGATCGACGCGACCGACTCGCCGGCGGCCGCCGACGCGACGATGTCCGCGATCTCCGCGGCCGTGAGGCGCCGGACCTGGGAGTGCAGGCCCTCCCGGTGACGCAGGTAGCTCACGTGGCTCGGGGACACGTTGTACCGGTCGGCGACGACGCGGCGGGGCGTGCCGGCGCGCAGGTCGGCGATGATCGCGGCGACGACGACGTCGGGCGTGCGGGGCCTCACGACAGTGTCCTTTGGATGCGCACCTCGATGAGGGGTAGGTACGACTCCTCGCGTTCGATCCCGACGACGCCGAAGCCCTCGCGGAGCGCGGCCTCGATCGTGGTGCCGGACCCGGCGAACGGGTCGAGCACGAGCCCGTCGGGCGGGGTGACGAGCCGCAGGAGCCACTGCATGAGGGCGAGGGGCTTGACGGTCGGGTGGGCGACGCCGTCGACCTTGGGACGTTCCTTCGCTGATGCCTTGGCTACGTAGAAGAATCGCGAGGGTCCGCCGGCGTCGGCGCCTCGGGCCGGGGTGCATTCGGTCTGGCCGGTGAACTCGCCGTAGGTGTCGCGGGACTTGTCCGAGCCGCGGCGGGTCGGGTTGGCACCCGACTTGAGCACGCCGACCTGCTCGTCGAGCTCGGCGGCTGTGTCCTCGTCGAGGACGACGTTCGCCGGCCAGCGGCCAGTCGGCTGTTCGAACTTCTTGCCGACGGTTTTGCCAGGAACGTTCATCCCGGTCCCGCCGTGCATCGAGGCCGACTCTGATCGGTTGCCCACCTCGGCGTAGGCGCCTCCGTTGAGGTCGTCGTCGGTCTCGATGCGGCAGGCATCGATGTTCAGCGCGCCGGTGCCGTGCGCCAGGACGTTCGCGGCGACGGTGCCTTTGAACGGCTTGCGGGCGACGACGATCGGCTCGAACGCGGGCTTGAGGGCGGTACCCCAGCCCTCCCAGCGGGCGGCATCCTCGGTGGCGGGGGCTGTCTCCTGTGGGATGAACTCGCGGCTACTGTCCTTGATCCACGAGCCCGTCTTGTTCTGGTCAGCGCCCGGGATCATGCGCTTCACGGGCGCACCCTCAGAGACGACCTCGCGCGTCGCGCCGGCAGCTTTGTCGATCGCCTTGGACACGTCCAGCGACTTCGGGAAGCCGGAGCCGTAGAGCCATGCGATCGAGTCGCGCAGCTCGAAGCCGGCGTCCTCGATCCCAGTGGCGAGGCGATGCCAGGTGCGTGCCCCGCCGAACGCGAGGAGGTGGCCGCCGGGCTTGAGCACGCGAAGGCACTCGGTCGCCCACTCCTCGCACCACGCCTGGAACGCGCGGAGCTGGGTCTCCGGGTCACCGCCGTAGGACCGCGACATGCCGTGTCGGACCTTGCCGTGCCGCGATTCGCCCTGCTTGAACGTCGGGTCGCCGATCTGACGAACGTCGCCCTTCCAGGGCGCGTCCCATTCCTTCCCCATGAACTCGAGGCCGTAGGGAGGATCTGTGACGATCGCGTCGAACGTCGCATCGCCGAACGTGCGGAGGACGTCGAGGCTGTCGCCGGCGTAGACGTGGAAGCGCTCCCCCTGCCGGTGTAGGCGGACCCCTGTGAGAGGACCCCATTCGCAGGGGAGGAGATCGCTGAAATCCTCGGTGGTACTTGGAGTAGCGTCGTCGACTGAGTCAACGTGGGCCCACGCGAAGTCGTCGGGCGAGGGCTGGTGAAAGGCGATACTCATGCGGCACCCCGCAGTCCACGAGGCCGTGCGGTCGGGGCGTCGATCTCGTCGTCGTCCCACGCCAGGGGCGGGGCCCAGCCACGCTTCGCTGCGAGGGCGCTCACCCGCCCGCTGGGTCCGGGCTGCCCGGACAGCTCGTCGTACAGGGCGGCGATGAGGTCCGCGGTGGCCTGGTGGACGTGGCGCTGACGGCCGCGGGTGATGTACGACAGGGCCGCGATGTGCCAGCCGATGCGGTCGGCGAGCTGCTGCTGCGGCCAGCCGAGGGCGACGAGCCCTCGCAGGCGGCGCGTCGAGCCGGTGGCGTCGACGAGGGCTCGGTCGGCGAGGCGGTCCGCCCGGACGGCGAGGATCGCGGTAGCGGTCTCGGTGCGGATCCGTGTGGAGGGTCCGTGCTCGCCGGTGGCGATGCCGAGGATGCGCTCGACGGTGTACCGGCCGACGTGGGCGCGTCGGGCGATCTCCCGCGTGCCGAGTCCGAAGGCGCGCAGCGTCTCGATGTGCTCACGCGTGGCGGCCGGGTCGACGTACGCGGGGAGCGCGGCACCCCAGCGGACCATGGCGCGCCGGCGGACGCGACCTCGGGTGTAGGCGGCCATGGCGCCTCGGCAGTCGGCGCAGTGGCAGCCCCGGTGGTAGCGGGACACGGTCCCGTGGGGCGCGCTCATGCGCCGCTCCCGGGGAAGCGCATCGTCTTCGGGTCGCGGACCCGGTAGCCGAAGACGATGGATGCGGCGAACTGGCGGTGCATCTGGTCGACCGCGTCGCCGATGGGACGCACCTGGATCGCGAAGTCGCGGACGGCGAGCTCGATGCGCTTCATCGCGTCCTGGAATGCGAGCACCTGGGCCGTGAGCCGGTAGAACGCGAGTTGGAGCTGCTCGCGCTGCCACCGGCGCCGGGCGCGGTGCTCGTAGGCGGCGGCCAGGGGGACCGCGATGGCGAGGGCGAGGATGGGCGCGAGGGCCCACTGGGCGTCGGTCATGCCGCACGCTCCGCGATGGCCTCGAGCACCTGGCGCCCGATGTGCTCGGTGTACGCGGGCGGAAAGCCTTCCTTGAGCTCGTCCCACGTCACGTCGCGGTCGACGCCCATGACCTCCCGGCCGTGCGCCGCGTCGCGGGCCGTGCGGCCACCCTGGGGGATCGAGTCACCGGGGACGTGGTAGACGCCCCACGGCCTGCCCTGGCCCCTGTGATCGCACCCTGAGCCGACGAGCGGCACGTTCGACAGGAACAGCCGGTGCCGACGCACGCCGAGCCCGTAGGCGCTGCCACACTCGACGACCGCGCCGTCCATGCCGGGTGCGCCGGGGACGTTCTCGACGACCCAGGGCACGCTCTTGCCTCGCAGGAGGGCGAGCGTCGGCGTGAGCAGGTCGGCGTACTTCGACTCGCCGCCCTGGGCGCTGCGCAGGTGCGAGGCCCGGGTGAACGGCTGGCACGGCGGCGACAGGTGGACGGCCGAGTAGGCGGAGAAGTCGATCTCGTCGAAGAACGTGAGGACGTTGATCGCGTCGACCTGGACGAAGTTGTACGGGTAGTTGGGCTGGGGGTTGATGTCGAAGCCGACAACGTCGTCGAAGCCGGCCCGGATGTAGCCGTCGGCCGCGAGACCGACACCGCAGAACGCGTCGATGAGGAGGCGCTGGCGTCGCTTCATGCTCGCCGCCCGCCGTTGACGTCGTGCATGGTGGAGCGGCGGACCTTGGCCGCGTAGTTGGCGTTGGCGTTGTTGGCCTTGCGCTCGGCGCGCTGGCCCATCTCGTGCCCGAGGCCCCAGGTCGCGATGAGGAGGCCGACGATGCCGAGGATGTGCTCCCAGCTCATCACGCCACCGCCAGGGCCGCGGCCTCGCGGCGGAGCTGGTCGCGCTCGAGGCTGTACGACCATGCGAGCAGGCCGTGCTCGAGAGCGTTCTCGATGCAGAACCGGTCCCGAGCACTGTCACGCTTCGCAGCGACGCTCATCCAGAGGCCCGCCTCGCAGTACTGGGCACTGGCGACGTTGTTCGCTGCGAACAACGCGGCCTGGATCGCGGCGGGCGTGACCAGCGTGGCGACGCGGCCGAGAGTCAGGTGCTCGTCGCAGCACGCGGTCAGTCCCCAGCCGATGACCCAGCCCATCTCGTCGGCGAGAGCGAGGTCGGTGTCCCACGGGTCCGGGTTGGCGACGCCGAACGCGGCCTTGCAGAGCGGCGCGGCGCACTCGAAGGTGACGAAGCTCATCGCTCGGTGGCCTTGCGTGCGAGGGCCTCGAGCGCGTTGACGGCGTAGTCCCGCTCCTCGGTGACCTCGACGAGCTGCGCCCGCAGGTCCCAGTTGTTGTTCCGCAGGCCGACGTTGGCGGCGAGCGCGGCGAGGAGGATCGCGAAGACGATGACGAGCAGGACGATCAGGATGACGATGACGATGGTGGCAAGATCCATGGTGTTCCCTCGTGGTTGGGGGTTCAGCCCCTCCCGTCGCGGCGTTCTTGGCGGAGTGACGCGGCGGGAGGGGTCCTACGTGGTTGGGTCAGGGGGCGGAGACCATGCGCACGTTGCGCACCCAGTCCTCGGCCTCCTTCTTGCGGAAGTAGAGCCGGCGCCCGATCTTGATGGCCGGCGGCGTCTTCCCGGCCCGGCGCATGTGCCGGTAGTTGTCCTTGCCCATGAACCCCATCTCGCAGAGCTCATCGAGGGTGACGAGGTCGTCCCTGGTGGGGATGGGGGTCCGAGGCATGGCACCGACTATTTACCGGTGACTACCGGTAAGTCAAGGCGAAACACCGGTAAATAGCGGTAGACCTCGGATTGACCGTCACATGAGTCACATCAGAAACACGGTAATCACCGGTATACACCGGTAATTGGCGGTGGTACGCTCGGCGGCATGGTTCAGTCCGCTGGGTCGAGGAAGAAACCGGCCATCAAGGGCGCCCGCCTCGGCGAGGCGCGCGAGCGCGCCGCCCGACGGATCCGTGAACGGCGCGAGGAGCTCGGGCTCACACAGGAATCCCTCGCCGCTGCCGCCGGCGTGAGTGTGTCGACCGTCAAGTCGCTCGAGAACACGAAAGCCCTTGCGCCGCCGTCAGAACGGACGGAGCGAGCGGTTGAGGCTGCGCTCTTGTGGGCGCCCGGCAGTATCGGTCAGATCGAGTTTGGTGGCGAGCCGGACCCCGTCGACCCGGACCAGATCGACGGCTCGCAAATGCAGGTCTTCCGCAATCTGGCTGCCCACTTCCCGGCCAAGGTCTCCGACAACTTCGCCGTCATCGCGGCCGCACTCGACGCGAGGCCGCGCTCCGCGATCGAGGACGCCCTGTGGGAGCGCCTCGTCCAGCTCGCGCTCGCTGAAGAGCGCCACGTCAACGAGGTGCTGCGGGACGCGATCGACCTGTACGAGCGGACGCTGGGTCCGCGATGAGCGTGAAGGCGCTGGGGGGCAATAGGTTCCTCGTCCGCGTCTACAACCCGCACGGCCGCGAATACTCGAAGACCGTCGTCGGCAAACAGGCCGCGAATGCCCACGAGGCCGAGGTCAAGGTCCGCATGCAGCGCGGCACCTACCTCGACCCGAACGCCGGCAAAGTCACCTTCCGGGACTACGCGCTGCAGGTCATCGACGCGCGCAACCTCGCCCCGAACACGCGCCGGCGCTACCTGCGCGACTGCGAGCGCCTGTTATTCCCGGCGTGGGGGCACCGCCCGCTGCGGTCCCTGCGCCACACCGACGCCGTGCAGCTCGCCACCTACTGCGAGCAGAACGCGGCCGCGGCGACCGCATTCAACGCCCTCGTACTCGCCCGGTCCGTCATGCGCTCCGCGGTACTCGACGGGCTCGTCGATCGCTCACCGTTCCTGGGGGAGCGGCTCGGGAAGATCCGCACCGCCATGCAACCGACCCCGGACTGGACGCAGGTCGCGGCCACCGTCGCCGCCGCTCGACCGAAGACCGCTGCGACGATCCAGGCGCTCGCCGGGACGGCGCTGCGCGCGGGCGAGATGTGCGGCCTGGCCGTCGGCGACGTCGACTGGATGCGGCGCACGCTGACGGTCCGCCGGCAGGTGCAGTGGATGTCGGATGCGGACGCCCGGAGGGCGGGGTTCGCGCGTGGCGGGTTCTACGCGACCGACCCGAAGACCCAGGCCGGTGGCGAGCGGGTCGTGCCGCTCGCGGCGTGGGTGGTGGAAGCGCTGAGCGTGCTCGCCGGCGCCCGCCCGGGCCCGGTGTCGGTGCCGGTGGGCGCGCCGGACGCGGCCGCGACGGTGGAGCTGGATCTCGTGCTCGGGCTGACGGACCCGGCGACGTTGTCGCAGCGGGTCGCGGTGTTCGCGGGCCGCCATGGTAGCCGGTTCTCCCCGCATGGTCTGCGCCGGTTGGCGATCACGACGTGGGAGCAGGGTGGCGTGCCGCTGCGGACGGTGCAGCAGGTGGTGGGGCACGAGCCGCAGGGTGTGACGATGGCGCGGTACGTGCGGGTGACGGATGAGTCGCTCGAGCTGGCGCGGCGGGTCATGGCGGCCGCGTGGCCGGACGAGGATGCCGGCCCGGCGATGACGGGGGAGACATCGCGCAGGCCGGCGGCCGAAGCGTAACCCGAGACCCTGACACGAAACGGCCCCCGGACCGAAGTCCGGGGGCCGTCCCATTCCCTGTGCGCGCGAGGCGAATCGACGCGAGAGGGAGCTATCTGCCGCCGTTGACGGGATTCTCACGGGACGCCGGCGCGGGCCGACGAGCGTTCTCCCTGGTCACGGGCGGGTTGTGGGCGCTGCGTCTAGATGTCGTAGTAGAGCTCGAACGCCCCGGCGCCCGACCCCCGATGTTCCTCGTGAAACGTTGGGGCGCAACGGAAATGACACCGGTAGACACCGTGAGATTGCGGGTGAAAGCGGTCAACAATGGACGGGATTCTGACGGGATTCCGGGGCGTTGACGGGATTCTCACGGGACGGCGCGGCGGCCGCCGGCGGCGAGCGGTGACGACTTCCGCCGGGCCCGGATCGCCTGCAGGCGCCGGACGAGCGCGGCGTCGTAAGCCAGGGCCGCGGGGTCGTTGATGATCCGGTTGAGGCGCTGGTAGTACCTCGTCGAGCTGAGGTCGAACTTGTCCCGGATCGCCTGCTCTTTCGCGCCGGCGTACTTCCACCACTGGCGCTCGAAGTCCAGGATCGCCCGGTCGGTCTCGTTCAGCTCGCCCACGCGCTCAGGGTGGCACTCGGGTCCGACATCGCGCCCTGGGTTGACGAGGTGTCGGCGTGTCGGTCTACAGTCCCGCTATCGAACAGGTGTACGAAGGAGGGTTGCGATGCGACTGGTCATCACACTGGACTCGCACGGGAGACGCGACGTCGACCTCGTGGACGACACGGGCCGAACCTCACCGCTCGCGGTGCCGGAGGAGATCGGCTGGGAACGGTGGCCGATGGACAAGATGGCGACGGCGATGATGCCCGACCTCGAGCACGTCGCGCACGCGGCGACGAGCGAGGAGAAACTCATCCTGATCGGCAATCCCCGGCTCTACGACTCGTGGCATCACCGGGACGACCCGCAGGAGCCGCGCACGCTGTGCGTGGTGTGGATGGTGTCGTGACCTACATCTTCGGCGGGCTGTAGCCCTGCAGGGCGGCCGCGTTCGCCTTCGCCTGCATGGTGATGTCCTTCCGCGTCTTCGCGGTCACGGCGACGAGCAGCGGCACGATCGCGCCGATGACGGTCCAGCCGAGCAGCAGCGACAAGATGATCGTCGCGCCCTTGTGGACCACGCCGCGCAGCTCCGCGACGAGGATCGGGATGGCGATGCCGAGCAGCGGCAGGATGATCGTCGCCAACCCGAGCGCGCCACCGCCGGCGTCGTCGGCGGCCAGGATCGTGTTCATGTGGGACCCCCTCGACGTCGACGGTAGCGGCCGGCGGGGGCGCCTGTCACGCGAAGCGGCCCCCGCACCCGGGCAGGAGGTGGGTGCGGGGGCCGGTCTCGTGGCTGCTACCGGGCGTTCTTGCCGAACAGGTACCGGTGCAGCTTCGGCCCGTAGTCGCCGGTCGGGCGCAGGCCGCGGGCCTTCTGGATGGCGGTGACGGCGCGCCGCGGGTAGCCCTGGATGCCCTTCGGCATCGGCACGCCGTC